GTCTATAATGTCTCGCATAACATATATTTATGCGATCTAACATTTAAAGAGATTTTGATGTTCCCACCATTTGTTCATTCTATGATAGCGTTTAAGTGGTATTCCATGCTCTCGTAACTTGTCTCTGAATAGATAGAATGAGGGACCATGGCTCATAATTGGTTTTAACCCTTGTTTAGCACGTTGTTTACTAAGTACGTCCCATTGATATTGATGGCACATTTCATGTGCTAGTGTGTCAATCAACCATTGTTTGCAATACCATTTGTTGGATATATGTAATATGCAGTTTGATTTTTTAGTGTTGGGGTTAGGATTAAAATCGTCTGCTTCACATTGACCCCAGTAGTCAGTTGTACGTTTAATAACTCTAAATCGAGGGGTAGGAAGCTCACCGTTAAATATTGTTTTGTTTAACATATGAAACAGTTTTCTAATTTCTTTTTCATCTGTTCTATATACTAAACGCTTTTGAGCAGGAATGCTGGGCAATTCTTCGCTCATATATTTCAGGATCTTTCTGGAACTCATAGATTCCCCTTTCCTACATTGTATTTATTAAATTATTATCTCATAAACTTTTGGTTATAAATATAGTTTTAGGAGATAAAAAATATGGAATTTTTCACAATTTTTGCCGTTGTTGTAATCATTATTGCCGCCGGCTACCATTTTAACAATGTTAAAAAGGCAAAGGAATCCAAGGCAGAAAAAGAGGCTCAGGCACCTTATAAGGTTGAGACACCTGTTACCGAATCCCCTGCAACCGAGCTACCCTTAGTTAAGTTAGAGCAAACAGAACCAGAAGTTGCACCTGCAAAGGCTAAAAAGGCAAAAGCACCTGCTAAGCCTAAGGCTCCTGCTAAGCCAAGAGCAAAAAAGGCACCAGCAACACCTGCAATCACCCCAACTGCAAAGAAACCACGAGCACCACGCAAGCCAAAGATGACTATTGCTAAGTAATGCAAGATATTGGTTTTGATGTTATCAGTGATTTAAATCTATCTCCTGAAGATAGTTTTAACTGGGAAGGTAAAAGTACCAGTTTATATTGTTTGGTCGCCGGAAATGTAAGTAGTGATTTACGCACTACATTACAAACATTAGCACACCTTGGTAGATTTTATCAAGGTGTGTTTTACGTTCCGGGAACCCTTGAATATAAAAATTCAACTGATATAAGTGAACGCACTGAACAATTAATTAGTTTAATTAAGCAATTACCATCAGTACATATCATGCATCATAGCGTGGTTATTGTAGATGGTATTGCAGTTGTTGGTGCAAATGGTTGGAATAATAGTAGTATAGGCACATTACAAGACATGGTCTATACTGCGGCACGATTCGATGATATGACATACTTAAAATTAAGTATTGAGAAATTACAACGTCATTTAGATGTTAAAAAAGTAATCGTAGTAACTAACGCTGTGCCTGACGAAAAACTTTATTTTGGGGAAACCCCTAATACTGTGGAAAACCAAATACCCTTGAAACTTTCTTTAAGTGGTGATACTGAAAAGAAAGTAACATCCTGGGTATTTGGCAGTTACGATAAATTTGTTGATGCTACAGTAGATAACATTAACTATGTAAATAATCCCTATTCACATAAAAGCCCCTATTGGGCTAAACGAATCTCTATATCAGTTTGATTCTGCTTCCACTTTAACTAACAGTGGAAATCCTTGAGCCCTAGCATCCAGTGTAACTTCAATGCCTTTTTGTTCTGCAATCTCGTAAGGTAAGACAGCAACAATTGCGCTTCCTTGTTGATGGATATCAACTGTAATTTGATTTGCAGTATCAGGATTATAATCAAAATATTCTACTAGTGAGTTTACCACAAATTCCATACTAGTATGATCATCGTTAAGATAAATCACTCTAAACAATGGTGGTTCTTTTAACGCCATGTTTGGCTTGATCATATTACGTACTTCTGGATTTGCATTTGCCATTTTTTAGTGCCCTTATGTTGTTATATGTTCGCGGTAAATTTCTCTACCGCGAACTGTTCTTACATTATATTATTTATTGTAACTGATTGCAATCTTCTTGGGTTTCTTTTCCTCAGGAATTTTGCGTTCAAGGTCAATACGTAAGATACCATTAGCAACTGTTGCAGTTACTACCTCTACGTGATCCGCAAGTGTGAATGTGCGAGAAAAATCACGTGAACTGATTCCACGATGTAGATATTCAGGGGCCTGAACAGTCTCATCTTCTGACAATTCTAAAGCCTTTTGGCCATTAATGGTAAGTTGATTATTCTTTACCTGTACATCAATTTCACCCTCATCAAAACCAGCCACAGCAAGTTCAATGCTGAAGTTGTCTTCATCATACTTTACAATATTGTATGGGGGATAATTTACAGTTTGCTGATTTACACGATTGTGTAGTTCATCAAAGATTGAATCAAATCCAACTGCAAATTTGTGAATTGACGGAATGTCAAGGGAACGAAGGGTTAATGTATTTGTCATTTGTTTTCTCCTTTATTAAGCAAGATGACTATTGTAGACCCGACCATCGGCATCTACAATATTATTTATTATACACAATTGCGCAAAAAAATAAACTATTTTGGGATAAATTAGTGTGTTTTGGGTGCTAAAGTCTGACTCATTACGTGCTTGCGCCAACGCTTTACAGCCATCTTTTTTGCTAGTCTACGTTTTACTGAGGGTTTAGTATAGGTCTCACGTTCTTGCAACTCTTGTAACATACCAGATTCAGCAATCTTTTTCTTAAGTTTGCGTAATGCTTTGTCTACGTTACTGTCTTGAACTGTTACCTTTCGTCCATATAATTTCATAAAAATACCTTGGGTGACTTCACCGATTCTATGTCTATATTTATCTGGGTGAAGCCCTTTTCTTTATATTTTTCAATATGAAACATATGGGGTAATAGTATCTTTTCTAACTCTGTTTGCAATCCACGTGCCCCTGTCTTTAAATCAATACAGTTTTGAGCAATTTGCTTGATTGCATCCTGATCAAATGTTAGTTTGATGCCATCAATACTGAACAAGTATTTGTATTGGTCAATGAAACTGTTCTTAACATCAGTCAATACAGATACCAATTGGTCTAGTGACAATTCTTCCAATGCAATTGTTGTAGTAAAACGTCCAATGAATTCAGGGATCATACCAAACTTAACTAAGTCATCGGGTGTAGATTCTGTCAAATCTACTACTTGATCTTTTGGCTTAATGGAAGCACTAAAGCCCATTCCACTGCCCTGCATTCTGTTTTTGATAATATCGTTTAATCCCACAAACGCACCGCCGGCAATGAATAAGATATTTTTAGTATCAACTTCAATGTAGTCACCTTGTGGATTTTTACGTTTGCCATTAACAGTAACACGACACTTTGTGCCTTCTACTAATTTAAGCAATGCTTGTTGAACACCCTCACCGCTTACGTCACGTGTAATGCTAGTGCTTTCGCTTTTACGTGCGATCTTGTCAATTTCATCAATAAAGATAATTCCACGTTCTGCTAATTTGATATCACCATCTGCCATTGATAGCAACATGCTAATCATACTTTCAACGTCTTCACCTACATAACCTGCTTCGGTTAGACTAGTTGCATCAGCAACTACAAAAGGAACATTAAGATATTTGGCAACACTACGTGCAAGCAATGTTTTACCACTACCAGTAGGTCCAATCAATAACACATTACCTTTTTGAATTTCTAAATCTTTAGGGGGATTGGTAATGCGTTTATAATGATTAGCAATAGCAACACTTAATACAACCTTAGCATCATCTTGACCAATGACAAGACCATCTAAATGCTTTTTAATTGAATATGCATTAAACCCTTTAACTTCAACTTTTTCAGGTTCAGTTGTCGTTTTCTCTTCGGTTATAAGGTTATTACACAAATCAATACATGCGCTACAAATAGCAACATCATCACCAACAATTAGTTTTGCTACTTGGTCTTTGTGATTACCACAAAAAGAACAATGTGTTAATTTTTTATCTGCCATGCTATTACTTATCTTGAGTAGATTGGTTGCTTAAATATGATTCAATTTGAGATTTTTCTTTGTCAGACAATAGTTCTACATCGTATTCACCTGTATCAATTTTATGAATTAAATGTTGGATATATTGTTCATCATACAGGTATGAATCACTTTGTTCTTTATTTGTTTCAATCCATCTATTACCATCAAACTTGTAAACACGATTAGGTAAAACATCTACACGTACAAAGATACTTCCTTTTTCAGCAAACTTAGGGAATTGTGTTCCAAAGTTTGTGCTTACAGGATGTCCATCAGTCAATGACAATCTGAATAAATCAGGACGCATTTCTTGTAATGCATGTTTGGTAATTGACTTACCTTCAAACTGCACATAACCTTCGTGTACTTCTTCTAGTGTAACACCTTCAGTTCTAATTTCAGGCTGTGGGGGCAATTCTTTAATTGGTTCAACTTGATCAATTGTAATTTCTGCATCAGTAGTAATTACTTCTGTAATTTCGTTTTTAATTGGCTCCACTCTGTGAACATCGTCCACATTAGGTTCGTCTGCATGGGTAGTATCTTGTTCTGGTAATTCTTCTCCCACCACTCCATTTGGTTCAACAATAGTTGTTTGTACATCTGTAACATTTTCTTCCTCCATAAAAGGACCATCGATAACGTCACATGACTTGTTAGGACAGAATGGTCCTATACCCGGAGCGTTAAGTAATGGTGTATTACACTTATAGCAAAGAATAGGTTCGTCTTCTACTTCTTCCACTATTTCTTCTACTGTGGGTTCATCCTCAAAACCCTCATCAAATGCTTTTTCAAACTCTTCAAGTTCTGGGTCAGTTTCAACTTTAGGTTCTTCAACCTTTGTTTCTTCTTCATTCATCCATTCATAACTTGATGTACTTGCCAACACAAGGGTAAGTGCTAGTGGGTCAAATACAAACACAATCAATATAATAACCCAACGCACAGCACGTTCAAGTAAACTACTGTCTGGATTATCACCATAGATTAATGCGGCAATGTATTTGATAGGACCTACTTCAGCCTCGACCTTACGATTTTCAGCCGCAACTGGAGCACGTTCTTCATTTATTTGTGAAATCTTATTTTGTGAATCGCTGATAGTTTTCTGTAAGTCTGCACGTTCTTTTGCTTGTTGCTTACGAATCTGTACAGCACGTTCTGCACCCTTGTCATCATCGCTACGATTTAATCTAGCATCAACCTGCGCATCCATTTGTTGCAAGGCTTTACGTGCAGTTTCAATATTGTCTTTTTCAGTTTTAATCTTTTCATCATAGATTGCTAGTTTGGCCGCGGCATCGCCACTAACTAAACTTTGGTCACTATGCGCTTTACTTAAGAAACCAAAAATACCCATACTGGTTAGCAATGCAAGAGCAACAACTGCCGGTACAAGATATAATTTTAGTAATAGTGTTGCACGATCCCAATAAGTATGCAGCCATAGTGTAGTCACAACCTTAGCAAGTTCTAATGAACCACCCATAATCATAATGGGAATAACTGCCGCGGCAAAGATTGCCACAAGACCTTGGATACTATACCAAGCGGCGATGGCACTTAAACTAAGTGCTACTAATAATGTAAGAGTTGATAAACTGAATATTTTCTTAAAAGGAACCATCTTGTATTTAGTACTCTTTTCACGTTAATAAAATGTGTTTAATTGTTAGGCTTTTCTTGGAACAAATGCCCATATGTTCCACCAAATTCTGCTAAAGGAACAATCAACTTTCTAGCAATACCTGGACCTTGTTTGATGTGAAATGTAATATAGTTTTGGCCAGGCCCACGACTTTTGATTTGAATGACTTCAATATAGTTCCCATCGGGAAACGTATATTTTTTGCCTAAATATTTTGCACTTTCACCAGCGACATATTCTTTGTCACGCTGGATAAGCATATTCATTTCTTCATCATTATTCATTACATTTTACCTAACACACCCCAAATAAGGTCATCCAAATCACGCTGATAGTCCTTATTTAGTTTGCGTTTTTCGTAGATTGATTCTAAAACCTGTCCAAACAGTTTATTGATTCGTTCGTTCATTTTCAACTCCTGTGTAATTAAGAATACTTAAACCAACCTTCTATCTTTTTGTTATGTACGGGATAGGGATTAGTTGTATGGACCTTATTTAAATCTGCCTCATATACGCCATCATCACGAAATTTTCTAACAACTGATATAACATCAGGATCATAAACTAATTCTTTAATTTCTTCAATATTCAATTTAGTATCAATAGTAAACTGTTCTTTGGTTATTTGTGCATCTAAAGGTGGATTGGGAATGTCTGCTAATTTTTCACCACTTACTTTTATATCACCGTCATGATCACTTATGCACATCATCCATTTTTTGTTAGAGGGTTTATGTGTTAAAAATATAAAAGTATACCACCACAAATGAAAATGTCTATAAAAACTATTACTACGCTTCCAACCAACACACCAATACTTTACAGGTTTTGAATAAAAAATAGCAGCCGCATGATCTAATGCAACTGCTATAAACCATTCATCATTGTCTTTAAGTATAATACTGTTTAGATTTGTTGTCATCTTGTTTGGTCACCCGGGGTGGATTTGAACCACCGACCTCCTGCCCCCAAGGCAGGCGCACTGACCATCCTGTGCTACCGGGGTATAATTATTTATGTGAGACTTTGACATTATTCTATAAGTCCGAAATGTTTTTCAATACGATCCATATCATCATTGTGATGACATTGTAATACACATTCCTCAACAACCAACTCGGCGAACTTTTCCATTAACATGAAGTCTTGCTCCCTGTCGGATGTTTGGTCATCTGTATGCTCATGCACATACATCATAGCCTTTCTAAACAAGTCTTCATGTAATGAATTCATTAATTAACTCCAAATTTGTTTTTAAGTTCATGTGCTAACACGCTAAATTGCCAAGCAGTTGCCGCGGCACTAGTGCGTTCGTCTTCATCTTCGGCATATTTCTCTGCCTTTGCATAGATATCATGT